CTGACCGTGAGCAGGCCCGGATCGTGTTCGGTTCGGCGAAGCAGATGGTGGAGATGTCGCCTGAGCTTGCCGAGCAGGCAAAGTTGTATCGGGACGCTATTGAGATCCCGGCTACTGGCTCGGTGTATCGGGTGCTTTCGTCGGAAGCGTTCACGAAGGAAGGCCTGTCTCCCACTCTCGTCGTTTATGACGAGCTCCACGCGGCGCCTAACCGCGAGCTCTGGGACGTCATGACGCTGGCCCAGGCGGCGCGCTATGACGCCTTGACGCTGGCGATCACGACGGCTGGTGTCAGGACTGACACGACCGGTCAGGACTCGGTGTGTTACGGGCTCTATCAGTACGCCCAGCGGGTCGCCGCTGGCGAGGTTGAGGACCCGTCGTTCTTCGGGGCCTGGTGGCAGGCCGACTCGGATTGTGACCACCGCGACCCGAAGAACTGGCAGATCGCGAACCCTGGCTACGGGGACATCCAAGACCCCGAGGATTTCGAGTCCTCGGTCAAGCGGACGCCCGAGGCGGAGTTCCGCACGAAGCGAACCAACGTTTTCGTGAGCTCGCAGCAGGCCTGGTTGCCGCACGGCGCTTGGGACGAGCTGCCCGAGATGGCCCCGGTGGATGACCGGACCCCGGTTGTGCTCGGTTTCGATGGTTCGTTCTCGGGTGATACGACGGCGATTGTCGGCGTGACGATTGAGGACATACCCCGCGTGTGGTTGGTCGATCTTTGGGAGAAGCAGCCCGGCGACCGTGACGACTGGCGGGTTGACATTGGCGGGGTTGAGGCTCGGATCTTGGAGACTTGCGGCCGGCTCAATGTGGTTGAGGTTGCGTGTGACCCGTTCCGCTGGCAGCGGTCGATGGAGGCTTTGGCGGAGGCCGGGGTTCCGATTACTGAGTACCCATCGAGCAGCCCAGCTCGCATGGTGCCATCGACGGCCAAGTTTTTTGACGCGGTGGTATCAGGCCAGGTCGCGCACGATCATGCTCCCGCTCTTTCCCGCCACCTCGATAACTGCGTCATCAAGGTGGACCAGAAGGGGCCGCGGGTAGTCAAGGAGCATCGCGGGTCGCCTCGCAAGATCGACGCCGCGGTCGCCGCGATCATCGCTTTCGACCGGGCTACCCATCGCCGCGAGGCGGAGCCCGAAGCCCCTGTCGCCAGTTTCTTTTCCGTTTAGGAGCGTCTATGCGCATCGCCCTCGCTTTGCAGATCGCTGGCTGCGTGGCGCTCATTGTCGGGTGCGCCCTTGTGGCGCCTTGGCTGGGTTTCGTTGTTGCTGGCGTCTGCGGGCTGGCTTTTGGTGTCGCGCTTGAGAGAGGCCTCTGATGCTCGGGAACTTGTTCGGCGGTCAGCCGATGGAGGAGCGCAACCTCTCCTACCAGCAGGTGTGGGGCTCAGGCATTGACGTGTCGGGGTTCGCCACCTGGTCCGGCACTGTCGTCAACCAGAAGAACGCCCTCGAGATCGGCGCGGCCTACGCCTGCGTCAGGCTTCTGTCGGACACGATCTCCACGCTGCCCGTGGACACGTTCCTGCGCCGCGACGGTTCCCGACTGCCCTACACGCCCCGCCCGGCTTGGGTGTACGAGCCCGAGGGGCCGGGCACGAGCCGCATTGAGTATTACAAGCAGATCGTCGTGTCAATGCTGCTGTCGCATGGGGCGGTCGTGCAGATCCTCCGTAATGGCGGCGGCGAGGTTGTGGCTCTCCAGCCGCTTGACCCGACGCGAGTAGAGATTCGCCGTAACAAGCAGACGCGTCTGCGCGAGTACGTCATTGACGGCGGCCAGGCCGTGCTGTCCAGCGACGAGGTGCTCTACATCCCTGAGATGCGCCGCCCCGGCTCCCTCAAGGGCGTGAGCCGCGTGGACGAGCTGAAGCAGACGCTCGGGCTGGCGAAGGCTCTGGACGAGTTCGCATCCCGCTATTTCTCCAATGGGGCGAACACGTCGGGCATGATCGAGTTTCCCGGCAACCTGACGCAGGAGCAGGCCAAGGATCTGGTCGATGCGTTTGAGGCTGGGCACAAGGGGTTGAAGAAGGCTCACCGCCCGGGCGTCTTGTCGGGTGGCGCCAAGTTCGTGAAGACGGGCTCGGATGGCGAGCAGGCCCAGATGCTTGAGAGCCGCCAGTTTGCGGTCGAAGAAGTCGCTCGGGTGTTTCGCGTGCCCCCGTCAATGATCGGATTGAACACTCCCGGCGCGATGTCGTATGCATCCGTTGAGCACAACGCCATTCAGTTCACCCGCTACTCGCTCACGCCGCTCATTGCTGCCATTGAGGAAGCCCACAATCGGCTCCTGCCTGGTGAGGTATTTCTGCGGTTCAACATGGACGGGCTGCTGCGCGGCGACTCGGCCACTCAGGCTCAGGTGTTCAGCACGGGCCTCCAGGCTGGCTACCTGTCAGTCAACGATGTCCGCAGCTACATGGATCTTCGGCCCGTCAATAACGGCGACGCCCCCCGCGTACCTCTAGCAAACATTGACATTGAGGACGCCGGCGTCGTCGCGGAGGACCGCAAGGTGCTCATGGCGCAGCGCCTCATCACGGCTGGCTTTGATCCAGCAGAGACGATGCAGGCGATGGGCCTGCCGACTATCACTCATACGGGCCTGCCTTCGGTGATGTTGCAGGGCATCTCGCAGATCGCGCCGGACGATCCCCAGTCTGCCTACCCGGCAAGTGAGGACTGACATGAGCAAGATGGAAAAGCGCACCTTCACCGTTGACGACATTGAGGTGCGCGAGGCCCCCGAGGGCATGACCTTTGAGGGTTACGCCGCGGTGTTCAATTCTCCCAGCGCCCCCTTACCATTCACTGAAACAATTGCCCCTGGTGCTTTCGGTCGCTCGCTGAAGTCTCGCAACAACGTCTTCCTTCTCGTCAACCACGACCCGGCCCGCCCTCTGGCGTCGACCCGGTCAAAGACGATGACGCTCGAGGAGGACAGCCGTGGTCTGCTGGTGAAGGCGACCCTGCCTGACACGACCGATGGCCGCGACCTCGCCGTGCTCCTGGGCGCCGGTGGCAACCCGCGCGTCATTGACTCCATGAGTTTCGGCTTCTCCGTACCTCGGGGTGGCGATAAGTGGAGCGAGGACGGCAGCCAGCGGACCCTTCAGCAGGTCCGATTGCACGAGACGAGCATCGTCACGTTTCCGGCCTATGAGGCCACAACTGCCGCGGTGCGCTCCCTGGACATGCTGGCTGAGGCCACTGGTGAGGACGCCGACGCACTCAATGGCGCGCTTGAGGCGCTTGAGCGCGGCGCAACGTTGACACTTGACCAGGCCGGTTTGCTGTCCGCGGTGGTGGCGAAGTTGTCGCCGGAGCCGGAGCCTGAGCCGGTCGTTGAGGACGTGGTGCACGACCCGGCCCAGATCAACCTGCTCAAGACCAAGCTGGACCTAGCCTTCAAGGCATGAGACTTCCTGGCCGCGTGAGCCGCGGCTAGGTCCCCGCTCTGAGGAGCCTCGGCGGGATCGCAAATGAACCACCTGCGCATTCCAAAACCGAGACCCCAGAAAGGGGTGAACTACGTTGTCCGAGTACCTGAAGAAGCTCGTGGAGGACCGCCAGTCCGCCTACCACGCAGCTAAGGCAAAGATGGATGAGGCCGCCGCTGAGAGCCGCGACCTGTCCGCTGAGGAGCGCGAGTTCGTCGACCGCACGTTCGCGGAGCTCGACGAGAAGCGCGCTCTCATCGATACCCTCATCACCGCTGAGAAGCGTGAGGCTGAGATCGCCGAGGCAATGCGCGGCGTCGAGAACGTCGCCCGTCCCGTCGAGGCCCGCTCAACCGGCGCCGAGTCGGACGCCGACATCCTCCGTTCGCTGCTCGCCGGCGAGCGTCGCGCCTACTCCTTCCAGTTTGAGAAGCGCGACATTGCCAAGACCAGCAGCAACGCCCCCGTGCCGACCTCCTTCTCCGATGTCGTCATCGACCAGGCGCGGCTCGTCGGCCCGATGCTCGACCCCAGCGTCGTCACCGTGCTGAACACCGCGTCCGGTGAGGATCTGGTCCTCCCGTCGCTCGCGTCCTGGTCGACCGCAGCCATTGAGGCTGAGGCCGCCACGATCGACGAGTCGGACCCGGCCTTCGGCAAGACCACGCTCAAGGCGCACAAGTACGCCTTCCTCGTGCAGGTCTCGCAGGAGTTCCTCGCCGACAGCAACATCGACGTCATTGGCTTCCTCGGCCAGCAGGCCGGCAACGCCATCGGCTACGCGGTCAACAACGCCCTTACCGTGGGCACCGGCACCGTTCAGCCCAAGGGCATCGTGGACGCCTCTACCCTCGGCGTCACCGGCGGCACCGCGACCGCGACGATGGGAACGGGCGGCTTCACGGCCGACAACCTCATCGACCTGGTCTACTCGCTCGACGGCGCGGCTCGCCGCCTCCCCGGCTTCGGGGTCATGGCGAACGGCTCCACGATCGGCGCGATGCGCAAGCTGAAGACCTCGAGCGGCGACTACGTCTTCGTTCCGACGCTTGCTCCTGGCACCCCCGACACGATCCTCGGAAGCTACGCGCTCATCGAGAACCCCGCGATGGCGAACGTTGGCGCTTCTGGCAAGTCAATCGTGGCCGGGCATCTCCCCAGCTACTACGTCAGGACGGTCGGCGGCATTGATGTCGCCCGCTCGGATGACTTCGCCTTCAACACCGGGCAGGTCACCCTCCGCTTCCAGATCCGCGTCGACGGCAACCTGCCGCAGACGTCGCACGTCAAGCACTTCATTGGCGGCACCGCCTAGTCACTAGGCACCTAGACGTGGATGGCCCCGCCTTTGCGCAGGGGGGCGGGGCCATCCACACCCCCTGCGCACACAAGGAGAAACAGGTGGCCCATGCCACGAAAGCTTCCAACACTCGCAACCATTCACGTTCGGGGAATCCCGCTCGACGTGCCGCCGCCCGAGAGAGAGCAGCTGCTCCGACTGGGACTGCTGCACGAAGAATCGTCTGGGCCAGCAACGCGCCCTGGACGGCCACGGGCTACGGCGAGCAAACCCAGCAAGTCACCCGGCGCATCAAAGCCGCCGGCCACGAAATAGCCATCGCCTCCAACTACGGGCTCGAAGGCTCGACGATGGAGTGGGAGGGCCTGCCCGTCTACCCCCGCGGACTAGACGTCTACTCCAACGACGTCATCCCTGCCTACGCGATGGACTTCGGTCGCCCCACCGGGCAGCAAGCCGTCATCATCACCCTATTTGACTGCTGGGTGTTCAAGGGCGCCGGCTGGGATCACATTGAGCGGGTCGCCTCCTGGGTGCCCATTGACCACTTCCCCGCACCGGCCCCCGTGATCCAGTGGCTCGCACGGCCCAACGTCACTCCGATTGCGATGTCGCAATTCGGGCTTGACGCCATTGAGCGCCACGACGTTGAGGCGCTTTACGTCCCGCACGCCATCGACACCAAGGTGTTCAAGCCGACCGAGTTAATGCAGGGCAGTGACGGTCAGATCCCGGCCAGGGAATGGATGAAGGTGCCCCCGGATGCTTGGTGCATCGGCCTTGTATCTGCAAACAAGGGGTCAGTTGATAGGAAGTCCTTTGCGGAGTCCTTCCTCGCGGCTGGCATGTTCATGCAGCAGCACGACGACGTCTGGCTCTACCTACACACCGAGCCCAGCCCCGCAATGGCCGGCCTGGACCTGCGGGCGCTACTTGCCGCTACTGGCGTGCCGATGGATCGAGTCGCCTTTGCTGATTCGTACTCCTATCGGATGGGCATCCCCAAGGAAGCCCTTGCCAGCATCTACACCGGCATGGACGTGCTGCTCCAGCCCAGCCGCGGAGAAGGCTTCGGCATTCCCGCCATCGAGGCGCAGGCCTGCGGCACCCCGGTCATCGTGTCCAACGCCACCGCCCAGCCCGAACTCGTCGGCGACGGCTGGCTCTGCGACGTGCAGCCCTCCTGGGACGTCGCCCAAGGCTGCTGGTTCTTCACCCCGCTAGTGCCAAGCATCGTCGACAACCTCGAGGCGGCCTACGCGCGAGGCCGCGGGCGCTCCCAGCAGGCCATCGACTTCGCCGCCCAGTACGACGCCGACGTCGTGTTCGACAAGTATTGGCGGCCGGCGCTCGACATCCTCCTCGCACCATGAAGGTCGCCTGGGTAACGCACCACATCCCCAGGGTTGAGGAAAGGCACGAGGCACTACTGCCCGGTAAGTACGCGGGCGGCGCCGAGCGGAACACCGACTACATGGTCACCGCGGCACCGGCCGGTGTCGAGGTCACCTACATCGAACCCGAAGCCGCTGAGAGCGCCGCAGACGCATCCTGGGACCGGGTGGTAGTCGGAGGCACCGACAAACTGTCTGAAGCCTCTATGAATTTCCTAGCGGCTCTCAGGCCCATTGTCTGGGTGCAGCACGCCCAGCACCGCACACCAGCCAAGGCCGAGTTATTCCGGCAGGCCTCCCGGTTCCTGACCATGAGCCGAGCGCACATGGGCTGGGAAGCCGAATGGACCGGCCGGGCCGACGCCTACATCCACTCCCCGGTTCCCCCGGACTGCGTCGCCCCCGCCGATAAAGAGCCCTTCGCCCTATTCGCCGGCAGGAAACACCCGGCCAAGGGGAAGCTCAACGCCCGCATTTGGGCGCAGCGCCAGGGCGTCGAGCTTGTTGAGCTGGAGAACGCCCCCCACGAGGTCGTGCTGGAGCACATGGCCCGCGCCCAATACTTCGTCCACCTCCCGAAGGAGCGGGACGCCT